TTGTGCAATTGTGTAGATGCATAACCCTGCAATGAAATGGTATTGTTTATCTATTGGCATATTTGATTGATTTAAGTTTTTCAATGTACAGGATTGCGTCCATCAGTTCTTCCTGCAGGTGTGTAAAGTAATCATCATTGTTGTTATCTTCCAATGTTGTGCCATACTTCTTAATGCCTACTTCACTGCGTTGATTGAACTTGTCAATTACCTGTTGAACTATCTTGTCTTTGTGACTTGTAGGTATTTCCGACATGTTGCAATCTGTAACGGTTTCACCCATTTTGTTGTCTTCACCAACACAATGATTTAATAATACATCAAGTGCGTTTGTTACTTCAGATGGCTTCTGCATATGAACCTCGTCATCACTAATGCGCCATAATTGAAATGTAGTTAAAATTGTTATTGCTTCTCGTAGTTTCATTTTTGTAAGTTTATAGGTTTACTTTTATTGTTTGTTTGTCAGTTTGTGCGCTTACTTTTTGTTGGTTTATTCATACATTATCGGAATTAATCCGATTTAGTGTTGTATATTTTACACATAAAGTGTTGCCCATAATAAATTAGCAACAGCGCCAATAAAGAAAAACATCCATGTCTGATTGATTTTAGGCATTACACCTACATTGCCAATATCACGTGGACCAACTGCATAATCCTTAAACCCAAAGATTAATCCTGATCCAATGAATGCAGCTGCCATCCCGGCAAAACCTTGAAACCAATATTGATTGTCTGCAAAAAATATTGGATTAATGAACCCAACAAGTAAGGCCATGCCTAATAAATTTTTAATTACTTTCATGTTTTTATTTTTAAAATTATATTATTTCTTTAATATTTCATCAATAAAGTTTTCAACTTGTATTCGTTGTGCTTCATCCAAATAAATCAACTTATCATTAATACCTTCAATCATAAATGAATCTGCTAGTTCTTTCTTAAGTATGTCCCTGTTCACTGGACTAAGCTTGTGATCTATTGACTTGATTATAATATCACATTTTGTTATGTATGAATTGAACAGTTCTTTTGTTGATGCTGTGCAATCACGTTTAACATCTTCAAAGTAAATTTTAGCATTGTTAATGTGATGCAATGCTTTTGCTAAACTAAATGTATTTTGTGAAAAGTTCATTATTTATTTAAGTTTAGTGTTACGTTGTATGCTGCAATCATGCTTTCTACTTTGTCAGGTGCGTAGGTCCCACGTTTTTTCCATAGTTCTTTCATAGCATTTATCATTTCACCTGGTGTTGGTTTGCGATTAAATTCAATCAATCCATCCGGTGTTGATGTTGTTTCAGTAACATCTATTTCGCCGAATGCAATCTTGCAAAGTTGCTGTTCTATCTCTAAATCGCTTTTTAAGCCGTTTTTAATGGCCTCTATTGTTTCCTGTGTAGTTACATCGTTTATTAAAGAACGTTTAATTTCGGCACGCTTCTGGAGCTCTAGTAGTGCCATAGGCTTTAATCTATGGAACATTCCTATTGAAATTTGCATTTCTTGTTGAATATTTGCATTTTTATATGAATTATCTAACTGCTGTTTTTCAAGTTCGTCGGCAAGTTTAAGAATTCTTTGTTCGTTTTTTTGTACTTTTTTCATTTGATATTGGTTTTTGTTCTGCTTCAATCTTCAATAACTGATCATATTGACCATAAACATATTTAATCATCTGTGCAATGTCTTCATTGCAATGTAGGCAACAAAGATAACCAGGACTGAATTCTTCACGAATAATGTCTAACATTGTTTGCCTTACTTCGTTTGTTAGGTTTGTAAGGAATCCTGCAACAGTCAATGTGTGATGATGTGACCTGTTCAAATCTAAGAATTGTCTATTTTGAAGTTTCATATATTGCTTTTCTTTGTTCGTTAATTGTTTTAAAGTTGTAATGTTTGTTGCAATAATCCATCAATCTTCTACCATACATTTCACGTGCATAATCAAAATTACTTAACATCTTGATGTGCTGATACCAATCTGATTGAAAATCTACATATAGAACGCAATCATCAGGAAAGTCAAGGTAAGGATCAACACGGGATGCAATGACCGGAACACCTGCATACGCTGATTCAATAATCTTAAGGTTTGACTTGTAAGAATTGAATTTGTTTGCTATCAATGGAACAACTGAAATGTCGGCATGATTATAAACTTGGTAGTATTCTGTTGGTTTCATTGCTGGGAATACCAATGGTTCAAGTTTCAATGCGCATGTAAATGCAGACAACATCATGTTTGATTCAGGCATGTCGGCAATATAACCACCGAATGTTGTCTTGATTTTCTTAAGCAATTGTGAATCTGATGCCACACGTTTCATAGGATTCTTGAGCAAATCAACATCATCTTTGTGTGTGATTGAACCTTGATAAAGAATCTGAATTTTGTTGCACTTTTGCGGATTAAGATTGAATTGTTCAAATCCACCAGGTATGGCATTTGGTAAGACGTGAACATTCTTATTGTAAACTTTTATTGCATCTGCTAATCTTTCATGTGTGCAAGTGACAATGTCTGCATCAATCATGTTGTTGATGATTGCGTTTGAAACTCCATCTGCATCCCAATGTGGTTTTAAAATGTGATTTTCTGAAAGGTGCCAGTAATCATCAATGTCAATTGCAATATTGAAACCATACTTTACACGTAGTTCATTGATTTCTTTTGCCTGATTAAAGTTTGCATAACGGTTAAATACTAACAAATCACAACCAAACTTTTCAATAGCTTCTTCTGTAAGCTTGTTGGTGATGTGTGTGTCATGGTCCATGTTCATCAGTGGTGTGTACACTCGGTGGTAACATGATCCTGCACGTTGATTTATGATTCCGATAATTTTCATTTGTTATAGTTTTCTGATTATACCATCAACAATAATTGATAAAATCATTGCAAGGCACATGTGAGGAATTGCTATCCAATGAAACCCAGTAAGGAACAAACACAACCAACCGGACAGGCAGGTGTGACAATTTAAAGGTTTGAAGTTTAGTTTTGCTTTGAATCTGTATGGCATTTGTAGAATGTTTATCCATACGAATGAAAGTGCAACTGCGTAGATTATTTCCATAATGATTTTTTTATCTGTTGTTTTGCTTTCTTGATTGCGTTGTAAATTGATTTCACTGGTATTTTGGTGATGTTTGATACTGCCCTGTATGATCCATGTATTGAATAAAGATTGAGCAGTTCTTGATTATACCAATACAGATTCTTTGATTCGTTTACACATTTATCAATCAGTTCATGATAGTTGTCTGATGTATCAATTTGTTGTTCCATGACATCATGATGAAGTTCATCATTTAGTTTGTGTTGTGTTAAAAATCCTGATCTGTTACTAAATACTGAATTTGAAATAATCTTTACTAAGAAAAATTTTAATTGTTTTTTATGGTTTAGTTCAATAATAAATTCATCAGTTTTTTCACATAGTACGGTGAATGCATATTGCTTAAGATCATCTTGCAGTTCAACTGGTTTAATTTTCTTAATCAAATCATTTACTTCATTGCTGTTGTACAGTGCTGTAATAATTTCATTTTTGGTTTTCAATGAAAAATGTGTTTACCAAAAATAATGATTTTATTTGAATTACAAAACCATTCCTTCTTGCCATTCTTGACCAAAAGCCGAAGGCGAAAAAACTTTTTTCTTTTTTATTTCCTTTCCTTTCCTTTCCTTTATAGCATTGCGTTCGCATTGCGGTCGCAATGCGTTCGCATTTTCCCACCTCTTACTTGCTGATTTACTTGCTTTTATAGATTTATCTTTTCTTTCATTTAACCTCTTTTCTATGCTCAAAGATTTGAATGTTTTCTTACCTATTATAAACAGGTCAAAGTCATGTATTACACTCTTAATTATGTCGCAATGCGTTCGCATATCGAACGCAATGCATTCGCAATCCGTTGGCAATGCGTTCGCATTATTGTATAAATCTTCAACCAATGCCCAGTAGATTCCATAACCTAAAAGACCGTGCTTTTGTATAAGTTTTTTAATCTTAACATCTGTCCTGGCATTGAAATCATGAGTAAAATAAAACGTGTCTTTTGTCATAAAAATTAAATTGATGGTATGTATTGTCTTTTTAAAATGTCATAATTAAATGATGTGAAACCTACTTTGCCCAACCATGAATACCTTACTTTTTGCACATAACAGGTAACAAGAAATGGTGGTTTAAATGATCGATGCATACAGATACCGTTGTCTGTTTTATTAAAGAAATGAGCAGAACCACTGATGTTGTAAAGTGTTGGTACTTCATATTCATTGGTTTGTTTGTTCTTTGCAATCTTTGTTGGATGTGCTACAATGAAAATATGTATGTTTGAAAGTAGTGCAAATGCTTTGAACTTAGTTAATGATTCACTGATGTATTGTGTTTCTGTTTGGTTTGGTGGAACTTTGTGTTCAATGTAATTCCAAGGATCTATAATAAGACCTTTGATACCTTTACGATGGACTAGTTCACGTGCCTTTTCAATAATCCCATCAACAGTAACATCAACTTTATTAATGTTTATGAAACTGAAATGCTCATCAATAATACCGATGCTGTATCTAAATTCATCTTCATTCAATCTATATTCAGGATTATCTCTTTTATTAAATGCTTTTCCTGTCACCTTTTCTTGTAATTTTGTGACATGGAATGCTGATGGTTGATTTTCAAATGAACATATCCCCCAATTCCATCTGTGGTTCATTGCAAGTTTAGTCATAATGTAGTCAAGAAATTCGGATTTTCCGGATCCAGGTACACCTGTTATCATTGTGATCTGTCCGCCGGCAAATGTAAGTAGTTCATCAAGTCCTGTGATACATGTTTCTGAACCTTTAGGATAACCATTAAGATAGTAATTGCAAACATCTTCATACATGTCATCCATTGTATGAATTCCTTCAATAGGAAAACATTCTGCTTTATTAATTACATTGTCTACAATTGTCTTATTATGCTTTACAAGTACATCATTGATGTCTTTACAATCATCAGGGTATAAAACTTTGTAACACTTTTCTTTGCCAATTCTTCTTGCTAGTTCTTCACAAAGATTATTACCTGGTTCATCATTATCTGTGGCAATGATAACCTTTGTTTTATTCTCAAAATATTGATAACAGTTGTCAAGATACTGCAGGTTGTTGCCTGCACCATTTGGAACAGATACAACATTATAATGTCCACATTCATACAGGGTAAGTGCATCAATTTCACCTTCAACAATTATTGCTGTTGTGGTATCTTTGATTGCATCAATGTTGTAAAAGATTAGTTCTGCATTCTTTGCAAGCTTGAAATCCTTGTCCTTTGCCCTATATTTGATATTAATCAGTTCTTCATTACGATAATAGTTGAAACATATTGCAGTAACTTCTTTCTGTGCTTTCGGCATCCATTCAAGCGATTCTGTGACATTAAATCGTAGTAGGGTATTATTGCTTATGCCACGTTTTTCAAAGTATTTTATAGTGGTTTCTGAAAGCTTAGTTAATCGTTCAACAGGTCTGTCATAAACTTTCTTTTTTAAATCAAGTTCTATGTTGTATTTATCAGCAAGAAATGTGATTGCTTGATAGTAAGATTTGTTTTGATGTTCCATTATGAACTGGATAACATCACCTGTCTTGCCACAACCGAAACATGTATAGATTCCTTTGTCATTTGATACGTTAAATGAAGGTGTTTTTTCTTGATGAAATGGACACAATCCTACTGCATTTGTTCCTGTGCGTTTTAGTTTGATGTATTGTTCAATCAAACTAATTATTTCAATTTGGTTCTTTAGTGATTGCATCGTTTAGTGATTAGATAAAAATGCTGGCATTGGTAATAATGCCAGCATTAAAGTTGTGAATTTACTTCAAAGAAATCATATAATCGTAAAAAGTAAAGAAATCTTCAGGTGTTTTTGCAACAAGGTACAATGCGCCTGAACTGGTAACATTCTTTTGGTACTTCTTTTGATCATCAGACATTCGGTCTTTGTTTACTTTTACTTCAATATAAATTGGAATGCTGTATTCAAAGTTTTTATTTCTGAAATGTCCTTTAATGTCTGATGTTCCCCTGTCGCCTGTTCCCTTCTGCCATTCGATTCCGTTTTCAATTCTTTCAAGTTTGCCTGATAGGATATTGAACTTTTCAAAATACTTTTTTATTGGTCTGCCCATGTTGTTTGTTCGTTCTGCATGGTGACCGGTCCACTTCATGACATTACAGATAAGTGTTGTCAATCCATTTGCTGTTTTGTACTTTGGTAAAGCGGGTTGAAAGTAATGACCTGATGAATAGGCAGAAGGGTATTTCTTTTTGAAATCTTCTTCGTGTGCTTTATAGTATCGTTGTTGCCAAGTCATTAGAATGGTAAGTCGTTGTTATCATCTGTAAGTTCTTGAATATATTCATTCTCAAACTTTTTTTCAATGTTACCTGCTTTTCTTTTTGGTGCTACTTTAGTCACTGGTGCTTCTTCTTCCTGCTGATCAGGAACATCAAATTTCCAACATTGTAGGGTGTTAAAAACTTTGGTTACATCTGTTTTTGGATCAGTCCATTCCCGGCCACGAAGATTGATTGATACTGTCAATGGTTGACCAGGTCTGCAGGTATTGAATAAATCAATTTTGTCCTGTGCAACTTCAACTTCAATTGTTTGTGGGTATTTGGTATCATCTTCTGTGATTACCCATACTTTGCGTGACTTAAATGTGCCACGTTCTACAACATCATTCTGTTGTTTAAATTTACATTTGATTTCCATGTGCTTTGTTTTAATTGTTATTTAAATCTTTAATTGCTCTTAAGAATCTGCTTAAATTATTAATTGTATCACTAACATTTTGTTTTGTTAATTTAACATCTTTGTTTAGATATTCAATTTGAATAAAATCTGAAAAGAATAATGCTTCTAAATCTGTATCAGATACAAATACCATATTTTTTGGAACTTTATCTGCAATTGTGTTTAAATGAAATCCTTGTGTTTCTTCGTTAAATTCTAAAATAGTCATGTGTTTTTTATTTAAAGGGATTTGTTAAAGGTTTTTGATTATCGTTGATTTCTTCTGCCATTCTTAAGATTTCATCATCAATAGTTTCTTGCTGAAATGTCATTGCAAGTAATGCTGCTTTGAATAGCACAAACATTGTTTCAATGTCTGTATCTGTAGTTGTAAACGATGCAGTGACACCGTGATGTGTCACTGCTAAAGTTGTTGGGTTATTCTCAATAATCATAATTTAAACGATTCATTTTTGATTGTAAAGTAATATAAACATTTGATGCGTAGTACATATGTGCGTAACGTTTTTTCCAAATTTCTAACACCTGGTTCATTCTGTGCTTACCTTTAAAGTAACGTGCATCAACTATTTCATCATTGTATTCAATGGTTAAATATCCTGTCATTTAGCAAGTGTTACTTTGTAAGTAGATGTTGATGTCTTAAATGGCGGAAATATCTTGCATACTTCATCATCTTTTAGAATATCCATTCCACAATCAGGTAATGTTTTTAAGAATGCTTTACGATCACTAATCTTAATGTCAAGTTGTTCCTGTTGTTCAAGTAGTTCATGTAGTTCAGGATCACCACAAAATTCATAAGTATAACTGATTCCTGATTCCATTGGTGCAATCTTTGCGCCGGATGGTGATTTGAACTCTTTGCCATACTTTGCAACTTCATCAAGTGCATAAGATTTAAATTCATCACTACTTTTAATTTGCTTGATGAAAGCTTCAAGTGCTGCAATCTGTTCAACTACTTCAAGAATGTTTCCTTTCTCTAGTACATTCTGAACTATTAAGTCAGCAGCAATTGTAATTTGTGTCTTTGTCATTCCGGCAAAGGCAACCGGTAAATTTACGTTTTCCATTGTTTTTTAGTTTTGAAATTTAAGAAGTGCTTGTCTGATATGATCAACCATTTTATCGTTTACACATGTTGCTAAACTTTTACGT